ACGTGCTATTGAATATGGCTGGAGTGTAAGTTTTCCTGTATGGCAAGAAACCTGTAAAGACATAAATGAAGCAGTGGTTAAATACGGTAAGTTATTTGTGCTAAAGAGTATTTTAGACTCTCGAGAATCGAGCAAATTGAAAATTGAATTGATGAGAAAAAGACAGCATAATTAAAGTATATGACAAAAGACTATTCACCAGACCTACAGAAACTTTTTATTGAGATGATGCTACAGGATGCGCAGAGTTATGTGCGGGTACAGAACATCTACAATCCAGAAAACTTTGACAGAAGCTTGCGGGAAGTGGCACGCTTTATCAAAGAACATACAGATCAGCATAAAGCCATGCCCACTGTTGATCAGGTCAAGGCTGTAACGGGTGTTGAACTTAAACATGTGCCGGACCTAAATGAAAGCCACTATGAGTGGTTCATGACAGAGTTTGAAGGCTTTACTAAGAAGCAAGAACTTGAACGTGCTATTCTCAAAGCCGCAGACATGTTAGAAAAAGGTGACTTTAATCCTGTAGAAAAATTAATCAAAGATGCGGTACAGATTAGTCTTACTAAGGACATGGGTACTGACTACTTTGCTGATCCTAAACTGCGTATTGAAAAGTATTACAACAGTGGTGGGCAAGTTTCAACAGGTTGGCCGCAGTTGGACAAACTGCTGTATGGTGGATTTAGTCGCGGTGAACTAAACATCTTTGCAGGTGGCTCTGGTTCAGGTAAGAGTTTGGTTATGATGAACATAGCACTTAGTTGGTTACAGCAAGGACTAAGCGGTGTTTATATCACATTAGAGTTGAGTGAAGAACTTTGTGCGTTACGTACTGATGCGATGTTAACTGGTATGAGTACCAAAGATATTCGTAAGGATATTGACACAACCACAATGAAGGTACGTCTTGTTAGTAAGAAAGCAGGACAGTATCAGATCAAAGGATTCCCAGCACAGAGCAACGTTAATGACATTAGAGCATACTTGAAAGAGTATCAGGTTCAAACAGGACGCAAAGTTGACTTTGTTATGGTCGACTACTTGGACTTGGTTATGCCAGTGAGTGCTAAAGTATCACCAAATGACTTGTTTGTTAAAGACAAGTATGTGAGTGAAGAACTGCGTAACTTGGCTCGTGAGTTAGGTGTACTGTTTGTTACAGCGTCACAGTTAAATCGTAGTGCTGTTGAAGAAATTGAATTTGACCATAGTCACATCGCAGGCGGTTTGAGTAAGATCAACACAGCAGATAACGTGTTTGGTATCTTTACTAGTCGTGCTATGCGTGAGCGCGGCAGATATCAAATACAGTGTATGAAGTCTAGAAGTTCAACAGGTGTAGGGCAGAAGATTGACTTAGACTATGACATTGAAACTATGCGTATCACAGACAGTGGCGCTAGTGATGAAGGTGACCGCGGTAGTGGTGTAACTAACATCCTAAGTCAAATTAAAACAGGTGCCACAGTAAATCAACCCTCAGGCGATAGCCCTAAGATTAATGCTAGTGTAGATTCAAGCAAACTTAAAAGTATGTTAGCTGGACTTAAGAAAGCAGAATGATTTTAGTTAACGGAGACAGTTTCACGTTTGGAGATGGATTGACTAAAAACGAAAGTCCATGGCCTAACCTTTTATTCAATGAATCGTTCAAAAATATAGCACAATCAGGAAGTTCAAATCAAAGCATTTACCGCAGAAGTCTTGAAGAATTATATACCAACAAGTACGAAACACTAATTCTTAATTGGTCATTCTTGTTTCGAATTGAACTTAGTGATAATTACAATAAAGCCAAGACCGTATTATTAAATAGTAGTGAATCTGATTCAGCTACAAAAAAATTAAAAAAAGAACTGATATCAAATTGGCATAATGAGCTTTGGTATTTTAAATTATTTTTAATTAATTTGCAAAGTTTAAAATTGCACTGCGATCATTTAAAAGTAAAATTTTATTGTTTCAACATACCAAGTGAATTGCCAAACTTATACTCTGATTCTTTTTGGAAGTATTCTAATTTTCATAAGCTATTTGAATTGAGTTTATTTAATGATAATGAAATCGAATTTGAATACAACTTTTTGACAACTCTTAAAGAAAAGACAAAAAGTTGTTGGTTAATACCGCCATACAAGTCAATTTACGAATTTTATTCAACAAATATAATTTCGCAAGAAGATTTACACCCAAATCAACTTGGTCACAATAAAATTGCAGAAGGGCTTAGGCACGCATTGAACCGAATCGAATAAATACAAAATACATTAAATCGGAGTAAAAATCGTGCAAAAACGCACCCGTAGCATACTAACAGAACTTGACGAGTTGATCACACACAAAGACAAAGAAGCTCTGTTAGAAAGTCGCGCCAACAACATTATCAATGGGGCCATCAATCTGATCAAACACATACATGAAAACTATGATGCAGAGACTGCGGGCGACCTAGAGCGTAGACTGTTAAATGCTATCAAAGGACAAGATCCTGCTAAATTTGCTCGCGGTATTAGGAAATTAAAAGATGAAGATTAAGGCAATCATTGAACAGCGTAACCCAGGACCAGTAGCCAAGGGCGAAAAACTAGGTAAAAAAGCCGCTAGAGGAACGCCAGAACCAACAAGTAAATTAGGCTCATTCTTATCAGGGATGGGATTTGATTCTGCCGCAAGAGATGTTAAAGCCAAAGCCGCTGCTGACTTTACTATGGGTAAACAAAAGAAACTTACCAAACAAGGTACAGTGAGTACAACTACAATGTCTCCAGATGGAGAACCAGAAACAATTACTTGGAATCCAAACAATCGTATAATGACTATAGACGGAAACAAGTATAAGAAAACTGCCAAAGGTTGGGAAGATTTTAATACTAAAGAAAAAATTGATCCAAAGTATACTAGAGAGTTAGAGACTGCATTTAATCAAGTAACTGGTCGCGCACCTACAACAGCAGCACCTAAGGAACCATATCAGCCTAAAATTGGCGCATTAGGTCGCCGTGGTTCGGCTCCGGCGCAACCAACACAACCTACTCAACCAGCACAACCAGTTATAGTAGGCAAGGTAGTTACACCAAACGGAGTAGAGGTAGTTAAGTATTCCGATGGGGTTTGGGAAATCCCAGCGACAGATGAAAAAGTTGTTATTCCTAGCGACTTAAAACAATTAGAAGAACTATTAGCTCAACAGCAACAAGAACCAGAACCAGATGTTTTTAGAAGTAACAGACCCGCAAAATGAAATTATTTGAAATCAAAAATCAACCAGCACCGTGGTTACTTGTAGAAAGTGTTAAAAATGTACATCTTGAACACCTAGAAGATTTAATCTTCAATGCAGGTTATCAAGGTGCACAGTCTGCACTAGACTACATTGAAAGTCTACGTCACATGTTAGCAGAAGGCACAGGCACAACCACACAGCTAACAGTTAAGTGGGATGGTAGTCCTGCGGTTATTTGTGGCATTGATCCAGCAGACGGTAAATTTTTTGTAGGCACTAAAAGTGTGTTTGCCAAAGGCAACCCTAAACGCTGTAAAGATCTTGAAGATATCTTAGATTTCTACGGTGACAAACCTGAGCTAGCAGAAAAACTTAAATCAGCATTAAAGTACTTACCTAAGCTGCGCATTGGCGGTGTGGTACAAGGTGACCTAATGTTCACTGAAGGTGATGTAACCACTGTAGAAGTAAACGGAGAACTTTGCTATGTGTTTACTCCTAATACCATTACCTATGCAGTGCCAGTAGACAGCAATCTAGGACAACGTATTGCCCGCGCTAAGATTGGTATTATTTTCCATACAGCCTACGAAGGTGATAGTATAGATACTATGACTGCTAGCTTTGGAGTAAACGTAGGATCATTTACACAGACAGCAGATGTTTGGTTTGATGATGCTACGTATAAAGACTATACCGGTGTAGCCAGTTTAACACCAAGCGAGAATAATAAGATACAAAGTTATCTGCAGGCCACAGCAGACACTATGAAGAAAATAGGCCAGCCGCGCTTTGATATAATTTTAACTAATAAAGAATTTGCTCGTAATATAAAACCATTTATTAATCAAATGGTACGTCAGGGCACACAGGTGGGTGAACCTACACAGTTCTTAAAACAATTCGTCAATCACTACACTGCTGAACTAATGAAAGATATTGAAAACCTTGCTGGTGGTATAGAAGGACGTGCGGCGCAAAATCGTGTGGCTAAGATTAAAGAAAAAGAACAGTGGATAGCTGACAATAGCAACGCATTATTGGGTATCTTGGCTACATATAAACGTATAATTGAATTAAAACACATGCTCTTACATAAACTAAGTCAAGTTGAAGGTATTGGCACATTCCAGAAAACCGCAGACGGATATCGAGTAACAGCACCAGAAGGATTTGTTGCTATAGGGCATGATGGCGGTGCTGTAAAACTAGTAGATCGTTTGGAGTTCTCTAGAACCAATTTTTTATCAAAGTGATAAATAAAAGTATGCGCGAAAGCGTAAAATAATTTAGGAGAAATATAAAATGGCAATTACTCGTACAAATGGTTGGGCAGTCCCAACAGACACAGGTAACGCACAAGTTACAGGTCGTACACTTACACACTACACAGTAACATTAACTAACGTTCACGTTGGTTACGCTTCTGTTGACAGTGACTTTGAAAAACTAGTTCGTGCAATCAGCCAAGTTGGTTCTATCGAACTACTAGGCACACCAACAAGCAACGCATTCCGCGTAGCTATCTCTGGTGCAGCTCCTGCTGCTACTAGCGGTGCTTACAGCTTGCAAGGTTACTGCAACACAGCAGTTAACGGTTCTGGCGTAGCTGGTACAACTGTAGCTGCATTCACATACTAATCTAAACAATTAGTCGATGAATAGAAAAAGCCCTTTTTACAAGGGCTTTTTTATTGGCCATAAATATCAGTGTGAATAATCAATTACAACTTTTTCAAGGATATACTCTAGTTGACATAACGCCAACGGGTCAAGTAGTTTATGACACTGAATATGAGCTAGAACGTAATCAACAGCGTAACTGGGAAACAGTGCAACAGATACTAAGTCTGCGCACGCAAACTCATATACTTTCCTCGGATAATTTTATTGACGATGTAAAAGATTACCACTTTGGTATTAATTACCAAGGACAACATCGTATATGGACTTGGACATTTGGTGTAGAATACAAAGATATCTATGCTAAAGGGTCTGATGTGTTTGGACATCTCCGCAGTGACTTTAAAATTACTCCGGTGATAGTAAATTTAAAAGAAACAGCAGAATTTCCACAGCCTATATTTTATACAGGTGGCCCAGATAATAACATATACTTTAAAACCCTAACCTAACTTATAAATATTAGTTGATGCTACAACATCATATTAAGGCACAAATAGGCAACTGATTAAGGCACATTCAAAGAGCATCGCACTTGAAGAGAGAGCGACGTATGTCAACCACTGAAATTGAGAAAAGAAACTTAGAAGCCCACGTTGAGATTTGTGCCGAGAGGTACAAAAACTTGGAAACTAAACTAGAAAACCTAGAAGGGCGTATGGACAACTTAGACGGTCGTATGGACAAGTTTGAGGAGCATCTGGTTGATATTAAAAATGCTGTGTCAGCAGGTGACGAAAAGCATACAAACCGTACCATACAAATCTTACTCAGTGTATTTGGTGTAGTCCTAGCAGGATTCATAGGATTTGCAGCC